CCGAGGTGCTTGCCGTCAGCACTGCTTGCGGCTTGCCGTCCGGCCCGGCCACGTAGTACGCGCCCGTGTCGATGGATCTCAGGTGCTCATCCGGAGCGAGGATGCGGTTTTTTACTTCGGAGCTTTGCGCGTAGAAAAGCTTGATTTCACTATCGCTCATACGATGTCCTTAAAATGATTGTGGCGGGTTGCAACGCCGCCGAACGGGCGGGGTTTGACGGTCAGGCTTCCGGCGACAAGGCCGTACTCGAAGTCGATGCGGGCTTCGGCGGTCTTGGTTTTGAACAGGGCGTAGTGGTCGGCCGCGCGGGCGGGGTCGCTCCACGGCTGATTGGGCATGCGCTTGACGATGGCCTTGGCGCCTTCGCTGATCGCCTCGTAGTAGCGGTCGGCGAGAATGTCGGGCAGGGTCGTAGCGGTGAGCTTCGGCGCCAGCACGGCATAGATCGCGAGGCTGGCGCCGGCTACGCCGACAGGCGTCGGGTAGAGGATTACGGAGTCGAGCCCCCGCTGTGCGTAGTGCGACGGAAAGCCCGTGCGCGTCACGCTCATTGCTGCGGGGTTTTGGATGGGGGTGAGCGCCTTGCCGTTGAGCTTGGCTTCTCGCTCCCGGATGACGACGAGGCGCGCACCGGCCGGCAGCGTCAGCGCGTACTCCGCCACGCCGTCAATGACGGTGATCGTCGGCAGGGCTTCGCGCCATGCAGTCGATTTCTCGCAGAACTCCGCAGCGGCGCGGATGATGGCCGAGTCGATGGCAATGGACGGGCAGCCCAGCACCTCCGGCGCGATCATCGGATAGAAGGTTTCGAGCGCGGCCATTTAGCCCCCCTCTGCGGCGGCAACGCGGGACGGCACGCCGCCTTGATTGCCTGTGTTGGGACTGGTGGTGTAGGCCCGCTTTGCGCTTACGCCCAAGCCTGCGGCGAACAACTGGTAGTGCTGCTGCGACAGGGCGGCGTTGCCTGCGTACTCCGCGTCTTTGAGGTAACAGCGGTGAATCACGTAGTCGGCCAGCAGGTTGGCAAGCGCGCCTTCCTGCGAGAGCTGATCCGTGCCGACGTTGGCAATCAGCAGGTCAGCGGGCTCCATCGAATAGGACACCTCCAGCTTTTGCCCGGCCTGCGCCTGCGGATAGACGTAGAAGACCCGCGGGGATCGCTCGTCAAACATGAAATGCTTCGCGGGGCCGGCTGCGTCCGAATGCCAACTCGGGCGAAAGGCATCCAGCACCTCGCGCTCGATCACCCGGACGGCAGAGCCCGGCGAGTTGTCGGCGTTGATGTTGCGGCTCGCGTCAAAGAACCGGACGACGTTCGCCGGAAGCTCCTGCTTCGTCCCGGCGACAAGCGTGACCGTTTCGGACTTGGCGTAGATGTCAGGCCGGATGACCGCCATTTCCCGCCGGCCGTCGTTCAGATGGCGCAGGCGCTCGGCTTGCGGCCACCGGACAAACGACGGGTCTTGCAGCACGTCGTCAGCCCGCGCGAAGATTTCAAGGGGCGTCACCGCTCAATCAATCCGCGTCGATGATGTGGAACTGGTTGGTGTAGGTGATGACCGGCTCGCTGTTCTCACCCGGGAACGGCGTGGCGACCTTCTGGGCGCGGAAGTAATCCACCATGTCGGCCGGCATCGTCACGGGCGTGTCGAACGGGTACATGGCGCTGGTGTCGTTGAAGCCCAGCAGAAGGCCGATGTCCTTGTTCCCGGCGGGGCGCTGGATGATGACGCGCTTGGTGCGGACGACTTGCGGTTCGGTGGTTTCGGTGATGTCGGAAGGGGTACGGGACATGGCTATAAATCCTCAGTCGGAAATGAAAAAGCCCCACCTCAAAAGAGGCAGGGCTCGGGGTGCTACGTGGATTGCTGGTTAGGCCAGCAGGGAGTCCTTCAGGGCACCGGCAACGATCTTGACCATGTGCGCCGGCTGGGTGACGACGGCGCTCTGCATGGTCTTGAAACCGGCCTTGGAACGCTGGGCCAGCACGTCGGAATCGCTCGGCTTGGCGCGAACCAGAACCGGGGACACGGCGAACATGCCCTTGAGCGCAGTACCAACCCATGCGCCCTTGCCCATCACGATCACGTCGTACAGATTGACGTTCGTGGCGTTGTCCGACAGCAGGTTGGCGGCAGCGCCGACAGCAGCACCGGCATTGGCACGCTTGCCCACCAAGGAGCTGGACAGGAAGCGCACGTTTTCGGCCTTGCCGAACTCGCCTTCGAGGATGGTGGCGCCAGCGCCGTAACGGGCCACCGGGGTAAAGGCGTCGCCAAACTGCTTGCGGATGGTGCCTTCCAGGTCGGAGTTCACAACCCCGATGAACGCCGGTTCGATGGCCTGCGTGCCCCACTTCACGTCGGACTTGACGACGTTGGTGATGAACTTGGCGTGGTTGCCGCGCAGCGCACGGACGGCGGAACGGATCTCGCCCAGACCAAGGGCCGCGACGATCAGGTTTTCAGCGCCGACGCCACCAGCCAGCTTGACGATGGTGGAGCCGGTGCGGATCACCTCCCATTGCATCATCTCGATCATCGGGCCGGCGATTTCGCCAAGGTTGCCGTAGATCTCGGTGAGCACGTCGTCGATGGCGGTGTCATCCACCACGTCGGTGACGCCGGTCGCAGCGCCGTACTGCTGCAGGGTCACGTCGTAGTTCTCGACGACGATATCCAGCAGGGTCGGCGACACGCCTTCGGTCAGGACGAAGCCGGAGGCATTGACCGGCACGCCAAGTGCGCTGAACTTGTTGGAGTTGGGCGCGAACTTGTACCGACGAATGTTCATCGTCTTGGTCTGGTTCGCGGCGTGCTGACGCATCTCGCCGGTCTGGGCCAGGATGCAGTAGGGGGCGGCGCGCTCAAGCAGCTTCTTGGCCGAGTGCGCGGTTTGGGTGATGGTCAGATCACCGGAGGTGGAGCCGTAAGTCGACATGGTGTTTTCCTAAGAAAAGGGAGAAGGGATTGCCCGTGTGGGCGCTCGCTGCTGCTTTTCCTCGGGTGCCGCCAGCCATCTCCGTGTGCTCTATTCCGGTCGGGGTGCGTAAGCGTGTCCCTCCGGTCAAGCGCGGATGTTCTGTGCGTCCCTTGGTAGGGCTGGGGTCAGCGTTGGGTTGTGCGCGGAGTGCGCGGTGAAACGAAAAGGGCCGGCGCATCGGCCAGCCCTCGGGGTTAAGCGGCCTCGAACGCGGCCTTGTATTCGTCGTCCTCGGACATGGGCGCGCGGGACGAAACCTTCAGCGGGGACGAGCTGCGCACACTGGTGGCGGCGTCCTCGGCCCAAGCGTCCTCGATGGACTTTTCCCTGGGCTTGTCCTTCGCGTCCTTGAAGGCTTGCAGCAACTTGATGACGGCGCCGGCAGAGCCCGATTCGATGGTCGCGTCGGCCTTGGCCTGCTGGTCTTCGGGCAGGGAGTCGCGGAACGCCTGGAACTCGGGACTTTCCACTAGTTCCTCGAAATCCTCATGTGCGTCGGCGATGGTCTGCTTGTGCATGGACGAGAACGCGCCCTGAATCTCGGAGATCAGGCCGTCCAAATTGCCGTTGAAGTCGGAGGCGTAGGACTCGGCCTTGGCGTCGATCAGCGGGCCAGCAAGGGCCACGGCGCCGACAACGAACTCGCGGCCATAGTCGGCGATCATCGTGGCGAGCACTTGAGCCAGCTTGTCCGGGTTGCCGGCCAGATTCAGCGCCTCTTGCTTGATGGATTCGATGTCGTCGCCAACCTCGCCACCGTCAGCGAGTTCATCCACGGTTTCAAACTCGCCGCCGTTGCCGCCTTCGGCCAGCGTGATGTTGCCGTCTTCGGCCTTGCCGCCATCGGCGAGGGTCTGGGGAGCTTCGCGCTCGCTCAGTGCAGCCTCGCGGGCCTTGAGGTCTTCTTCCATCTTGCGCAGACGGCCTTCCCACGACTTGCGGCGCTGGGTGTCCTCCGGGGTTTCCGGATCTTCGGTCGGCGCGTCGGCGGGGAGTTCTTCCGCCATTTCGACGGGGGCCTCTTCCGGCGCTTCATCGGCGCCAAGGGTCACGGCGGACGCTTCGGTGTCGGAATCTCCTTCGGGGGCGTCGTCGGTCGCAGCGTTGAACGCCTTGGTGTATTCGTCTTCGTCTTTGAGGTTCATGGTTTTCTGGCGCTCCTGTCGGCCAATGAAAAAAGCCCTCACGCGGAGGGCTTGGGATCACCGGCATGGGCCGGACGTAAAAAAACCCGCCGGAGCGGGTCGGTTCAAATAGGGGTGTCGCTTCTCAGTCGCTCGGCCAGCCGTTCAAGGGCGGCGGCAACTTGGTAGCGGTTGGCGTCGGTTTCCCACCGGCACCAGACTTGCGCGGTAGAGCCCACGATGTGCAGGCAGACAAAATCGGTGCCGGCCGCGCGGATCGTGGTGAGATCGAAAGCGAGTTCTTCGCCTTGGATCATGGTCAGTCGAAGACGTGGCCGGTAGATGCACCACCGGGGGCGCCCAGCGCGTTACGCAGGGCAATCAGTTGCTTGATGCGGGTCTGGCAGGCCGGCAGCTTGTCGGGATGGCAGCTCGTCATGTGCGCCTGCTGGGCGGTAATCAGCGCGTCGAACCACTTCACCGTCGCGTCGTAGGCGTGGGTGTTCGCGTACAGCTTGACTTCGAGGTACGC